GTCGTATCTACCTTATGGTAAGGCATTCCTAACAATTGCGGTAGATAACGCTAAATTTTATGGTATGCATGCTGACATGACTTTAGGGGCTTGTGTTGTGTGTGGCAAAATATCCCAACTGGCCAATGGAGTGTGCATTGTGTGTTGGAAAAATGATAGATCACGGCTTGCTGTACCATTGCAACCTAGTGCGAAATACGAGACTAGTGGGGAACCTCGCTCTTACAAATTCTCATATAATGGACTTTACGTTTTGGGTCCAGTGGTTGCATCAGCAGTGATGGTTAGAGCCGCCAACACGTTCGATAACGAAGTGGCCAGTTTATCAAAGCGAGCGCTTGCAGCAGTCCCAATTCCTGATGCCGGAGTGTGGAACGATTTCAAACAGTTCTTTTGGGGCTTGATGCATGAGCTAAATTTACTCGGCGAGGTACAGGTGCAATGGTGTGAAGATGCATTTCATCTTTGGAATCAAGGTTTTCCAAAGTCCACGCGTAATCTCAATCTCAAAGCGTGGAAATATTTACGTGATCACCAGCCGACACCTGAGGCAGTGCGGAAGTTCTCCATCTTTAAATTCTTCTTGAAGATGGAAAAACTTGATAAGGGTGGGTGGATCGAGCCAGATGTGGTTATTCCACGTTCCATTCAAGGTTGCTCACCGTATGCTGCTGTAGCCACGGGACTTTATTTTCGAAGTATACAGCATATGGTTGAGAAGCGCTTGAAAGAGAACATACATTTTGCGGCTGGTTCTGATCCTGCGCGTTTGTCTGAGTGGTTCATGCGGATGACTAAAGTGTGTCATAGATACTTTGAAGATGACTTTACTCTGTATGATTCCACATTTCACAGGTTGGCTCACGAATTGGTAGTCGAATACTATGAGCGTATCACCGGTGGCCGTGCTGAATGTGGTGATCCACTAGCTTGGTCTAAGATGATACGTCGAGCGCAGGTTGATGCTCCGGGTTATACGCGATTTGGGATTAAGTACCAGACTGTAGGTACTATGCGTAGTGGAGTGGCTGATACATGTTTATCTAATACATTAATGAACATGGCAGCACACTTATATTCGATCCATGTCGCTAATCCATTGGTGCCGTTGTCTGAATTGGTCATGAACGTACATATGGCCATACTGGGTGACGACAACCTTGCGGGACTACCTCTATCGTACAAGACCGATGGCATGGAAACAACCATGCGCTCATTGGGTTTTCTGCCGAAACTGAAGTTTACTACAGACCCAATGATGACGCAGTTCTTGAATATGCGGCCATGGCCTGTGAAGGAAGGCGTACGTTTCGCCCCCAAACCCGGTCGGTTGATTCAACGACTCGCTTATTCTGTTGAACCCCGGAAGTTAGACGAACAAGCTTACTTTTTTGCGGTGTTGAAAGCGTTTGATGATTCATGTGCGCACGTGCCGATACTGCGAGTGTATTTGGACCGATGCAAAGCATTGTTAAACCGCACACCCTCAGGTATGACAAAGAGGTGTAATCGTGGGATGGAAAAGAGTGAAGCGTTTAAGAGAGAATATGCCTGGAATTTGGCAGTGGGCTTTGCAGGACGGGCAACCATGACGGAAGATACTTATGCTTACGCCACCAAGATATATGGGTTGACTCGAGAAGAAATTGCAAGCCTTGAACTTTATCTCTCTTTAATACCGCACACCCACGTCATCTTAGATAACGCATTGTTAGACGAGGTTGTTGAGCGAGATAGGTAATGAGATTACCAGTACTGCCGTCTCCCTTAAATAATCC